TGTCGAGCACCCGTTCAGGCACCACAGGACCACTAGCCAAAAAACTAGACTTCTTACGGTAGTCATCAGAGATCTCCTTGGATATTTGTTTTTGAACACGCGCCACATCGGCGGCTTTTTGCTCTTGCTTTGCTTGTGCGATTTGCACGGTTTGCTTTTCAGCATCCCACTGACGCTGCAGACGGGATTGCCCCATCTGCAGGCCTAATAAAAACGCCATGAGAAGCAACAGTCCCTTGAGAAACAGGGATTTATTCAATTCGAGGAACGCACGAATCCAGCTCATGCATCCTCCCCGTCCAGCGAGGACAAGTTGTAGACACCAATCAAACGGATGAGCTTGTCGGCGTAGCCAGGGTCCGTGGCATATCCAGCTTTCAGAAGAGCTCGCGCAAAGGTCTGTGCCGAGATACACAGAAAGCAATCTTTGTAGCGAGGGTTGCGTTTTAAGAATGCGGCGTGATCATCCACACTAGCCTGCCATGTCGGGTACTTGCGCCACTTAGCGGGAACAACAACCCACTGCCCTCGGATGAACTCCTTGGTGTCAAGCGTCACGGTTTCACCGCGCCACAAACTGTCTGCCTTAATCCCGAACAGGTTATTGGCCGTCTTGGTGAGCCCTGACTCTCCCCAGCCAGACTCGAGTGCCGCTTGGCTCACTGTGATACTGGCTGGAACACCCGCAGCCTTGTGACAAGCCCGTGCGGCAGGCCCAATGAGGGCAATGAAGTCTTGTGGTTTCACAATATCTCCTTCACTTCTTTGGCCACCTCATCAATTGAGGCATCGCGCCGCTCCTCGATGAAGTTAAAAATCCACCGCACTAACGCCCAACCGGGCAAGCCACAGGCAAAGATCAAACCACCCATGGCGCACAACCCCACTGTTGAGAAAGCCCAGTGGTGAAGCTGGAAATACTCGATCGTGGTTGCACCACCACCAATACTTGAGACCACCGTGCTTATCAATCCCACAGTCCACTCACGCTTATCGCGTGGTGGTGTCATGAGCATAACCACGACTGCGGCAAGCGTTGCGCCACTGGCTGCGGCAGCAGCCGTTCCACCAAAGGCTTTGTATGCAGCGGCGGCTCCAGCCACTCCGCTGCTCGTTGGTTCTGGCATTCGATAACTCCCCAAAAAATACCCGCCTGAATCGCTTCAAGGCGGGTTGTAAACAACTCGTTCGTTTATGTTTGATCAGCGGTGTGAACTGCAGGGCTTTCTGCCACGCAGGTCATCTCCACCAAATCAGCCCGTGGTTTGACACTCATTACTCGCGCCATCTGGGCCCAGGTCTGCCCCACCCCAAAAGCAAAGTGCGTTCGCTCCTCACCTCCACCGGTTTGGATATCAATGCTCGGCGCCTGTTGCAAGACGGCATGCCTGTCAGTCGCACCGCGCGTCACACCAATCGGATCAGTGACTGAACCATCCAAGCGTCTGAGCGCGATGTAGTGATTTGCCCCCACCAGCCAAGGCAATCGTTCAGAACAGAACAAAACCTTTGATGTGCCATCCCAAGACAGGGCCTCACCACTTACACCCCAGCTGGGCATGTCATGGCTGATGGCCACCAAGTCGCCGTAGGTTGGAATGAGTCCTTCGAGCTCAGTCCTAAAAGTGATGATTCGCCTGCGGTACCGATTGGCTGCTGCGATGTACTTACCCTCACGCGCGGCTTGCGATCTGTCGGTACAACCAAAGAGCTTCAAGCGCGCAGGCTTGGACAGGGTGGAACCAGCAAGTGCAACCGTGATCTCATCAGGTTTCCAGCTCTTGGGATTGAAGTATTCAACTGAGACCGCATCAGCAGTAGCATCGCCGGGCATCACATACTGAATCTTCAAGCTACTGCGAACGATGTTTCGGGTGGAGAACAAAGCCACAGGAATGGTCTTGGGCTCATCTCGAACAATGCGCACGATGCCACCTTGCAAGAATGGCACCGCACGCCCCGCTCTAGCAATCTGTCCCATGGCATCCCAGACGGTTAGGTTCTGGTCGAACACACCATTGAACGTATCGCCACGCGCAGACCACACGCCATCGAGCCGAGCCAATGCATTGAGTTCAATCTTTGCATCAGGCAACCCCGCCCCATAACTCGCACGCGCCGCATCAGCAAATGCCCAAGCTATCGAGCGTGTGGCTTGGGGCGCGCTCCAGCCAGTTGCCTTTGACCAAACTGGGAGTTTGCGCGTCACCAAGCAGTTCACCAAACGCGATGACCGTTGAGACAAGTTGTCCGTTGCAAGCATGCGCAATGCCAGCAAGGTCAAATCTGAAGGCAATGTTGGATTGACCAGATAGCCCTTGGCCTGTCCCCACCGCAGTTCATGCCCAGCTCGGGTGCTGGTGTCTTTGGTGTCTAGCCTTTGAACCCGCACCTCGTAGCGCGCTGCACTCACCCCATATTTGTAGGTTCTGCGCTGCGCCGTGTTGGTCGCAGCAGAGTAGGACTCATCAGCAAGGTGAAGCCATCCAGATGTGGCGTCTCCATCGTCGTTGATGGCTCTTGCCTCAACCCGCCATTGAACGGTTCGGCTGTCCAATGTCCCACTGTCAGTTGCGTAATACAAACCCCGCATCATCACAACATCAATGCCGATCTGATTGACTTGGGTCCCTGCGGGGTTGAGGGCGAACGGACCGATGATGCTCCCGCCTGTATCGGCGACTGCAATTAACTCCTGCCCTGTCACTTCAGCCGCTGTCACCACATCGTTGTTGAACAGGGTGTTTTGACCACCTGGCTCAATGACTTGCGCCTGCACTTCTTCAAAGGATGAAATCGGACTGTCATCAATCGACAGCTCTTCAAACTGAAAGTGCCCAATGCCGATCACATGGAGCTGGTGCAGGTACTCCTCGTTGTCGAGGTACTCCGTATAGGGCATCGCTGCCAAATCCGGATAAATCAGATGCTGCCCATACACAACAGGAATTGGCTGCGACAGCCGTCCATAGTTACCTCGGGCCTGCAACGAATAGGTAGGACTTGGGGAGGATGAACTCGCAGTCGCATTGGGCAGGCTCTGATTAGGTAGCGGCACCAACGCGCTAACAATGATGGAACCCGTCACGGCAATCGCAGTTGATGCCACCGAAGTTGCTACAGCCCCTGAATAGCCAAACGATGCGGCCAGCTCAGCGCCATAGGCATTGGCCACCACCAACACGGCAATCATCAAAACCGTCTGCAGGGGATTCTTGCCCCCTCCTCCGCCCCCCTGCGGCAATGACACTAGGGCGATGACATCTCCAGCATCGATGGGGATCACACTGCGCTCAGCCATGAGCACAGGCTTGCCGTTCTTGAGCACCAGCGTTGGTTGCTCAAAGACGATTTGCTCTTGATTCATCCAGTGGCTAATCGTTGGATTGCCTTGAACGTGATGGATATCACGCTCATGGGGATCGAACGGGTTTCGAAGCCAAACTACGACACCGTCATTGCTACTTGGCATGGCTCACCTCGAAATGCATAAAACCCCTCGACACGCCAGCCATGACAGCCAAGCGCCCACAAGTCCTGGAACACCACGCCCACCCCTTGCGCGCAATGCAGCACGCCTCCACCATCGACGTCTAGCCAAACACCGACATGCACCGGATATCTGGACTGACGCATCAGCACAGCGTCCCCATGTTTTGGCGTTTGCGCACGCTGCCAGCGTTTTCGCTCAGGATGTTCTTTGAACGTCTTGAGCACCACTCGCAGATCCAGTGCATCCACAGGGATGAGCGGAAGCACTCGTTCGAAGTGAATTCTCTGCACCCATAAAAAAAGGCCCCAGCAGTCAAATGACTCGGGGCCTCGTGCACCTGCTATCCATGGGCGACCTATGTATCGGTGAGCCCAATAACCATCAGTTGGTTTCATGTCATCTCCGTCACCGAGCCAATCCCGGGAATTCCGTCGCGGTGTACAGACGCCCCGGAAATGCTTTGTTTCCGATATCCACCATTCGAGCTCTTGCGCTCACACGCATCACATCCGCTTCCACCTCGGTCAGTACCAACGTGATGGGAGGATCCATCTGCGGCCCCTCCATGTCGCTCGACAAATACGGTCGATAGGTGACTTCGATAGAAGCTTCTGACTCGGATGCGGCATCAAGGTGTTTGACGATCTCACGCGAGACGTTATCTAAGGTCAGCACGACCTCAGGAACAGGTGCGATGTCCACAGGCGGCAAATCTAAATCGAACCCCATTGCCACAAATCTCACCGTTTCACTTGAGTTCAACGGTGCTGAGGCTTCGAGGCGCGCAAAGAGATCTTGTTGGTCTCGCACTACCCGGATTGCGGTTGTCACGCCCGACTCGTTTTTAAAGTCAGGGTGACGCAGCTCCAAGGTGTGCAGGATCACCACATCCGATGGGGCACTTGCATACGCCTCTCTTATTGCGTCAGAGAGAGAAGCATCAGGCATGAGACACACCGATAGGAATGACGCGTCGCTCTGGCGAACATTGACTTGCCCCAACAGACAAACCAAAGATGTCAGAACGACTCTCAGGCAAATCACCTTCAATACGATAGACAGAACATCCAGTCAGATGTTCTACTGCAGCGACAAGAAAAGGCACATGATCTGAATAGGCGTTATCGCATGCAGCCTCCCACAAAGGTCCCTCTAAAAACATACAAGCGCCCTTGCACGCTTGAAGAACGGGGCATTTCAAGCACTCTTGACGATGACTCCAGTGCGTGGAAGTCTTAACCGCAACAGAGTTCAAATCAGAAAGATGACCCGCTTTGTGTGACTCCCCATTTGGAGCCATAGAGACCGCACTCACGTTTTGGCAAGTCAGCACATTGCCATGGAGATCAACGGCCAAGTTGTCTGCGTTGTCCATCCCACACTTCTGCCCTAAAACAGATGCAGGCTGCCTCTCCAACATACTCTTCGCCCAATCTCGCATGCGAGCTTTTGCGACATCAAGAGAAACGATTCGCCCACGCCGAATTTCATCTAGTGACTGGCGACGAAATGCAAATGCTTGGTCGTCAGATTGCAACGAGTTGGCCAGACCACCTGCGTCATACGGATCCACGAATGCCCCCTCACCAATCACAAGTGTTGGATCTCCTGTGAGTTTGAGGAAGAACTGAGCGATCGCCTCTCGGCTGGTGTTGGTCCGGTGCACCATGGCATTGAACGAAATGCGCCGCTGCGGAGCCAATCGCTCATACAGACCCAAGATCCCTGCTTTAGCTTGGGCATCCTCCAACGGATCAGGCCCACGCGCAGATTGCCCGGGACCGTCGTGACTAATCCCAACACTAAACCCCATCTCATCAAGCCACGCATTGATTTCGGGGGTGAGGAGCGTGCCGTTGGTCACCATGCCAAATGAAGCGTTTGGAAACTTAGCACGCAATTGCTCAGCCAAAGGCTTGAGCGTCTTGATGTACACCAGCGGCTCACCCCCCCAAAACTCGATCCGTTGTGGAGACTCACTCAAATTCTCCTCAAGCAAGGCCATGAATGCAGGCACATCATCCTTGGTCGTCTCCTCAGCATGGGGAACAAACCTTTGACTGCAATAGTCACAGGCATAGTTGCAAGAGAGACCGAGCTGAATTTTTAAGACAGCTGGCGATGACTTAGCGCCGGGAGAAGATTGGCTAATCGCATCAATAGCTCCAACGTGCCAACTTTTATCCACATATGGCAAGGGCCAAGGCGAACCGTTCGAGTCAAGCAGTTCACTTGTTTGGTTGTCATAGATGAGTGAAACATCCTGCCCACGACGATCGTGCGCTTTCAAATGAAATCGTGCCATTAAAAGCTCTCCTTTGCTGCCGACTGCTCTGCCTCTTGAAATGCTTCAGGACAGACGGCACGACAAACCTCTTGAGCGCTTTGAAATGGCAACTTAGCCAAGTGATACTCACGACGAGAGCGAACACGCTCACCGTCCATGACTTCAACAATCAGCAGGACTTCTTCCTCGCTGATTTCTTCAACGGATGCTCGTAGCATTTAAGTCACCTTCATTTTTAGACAAATTGCAATAAAGCTCACAGTAGTTGTGAGATGCGATGCGCAGGGTGACAACAAGTAACGTGCGTGTTCCCTGTGCATTGAATGGATTGCTCTCATGCCAAACCCTTGAGGGGTGAATGACCACTAAGCCTGGATAGGTTTCGATGTGGCGCAGCTTTTCCCAAAATGGAAACCCCGCCATGGGGCGGGGATCTTGAAGAATGAGCTCACCGTCACCAACGGTCCAATCGCGCTCTGTGGGGGATCGCCTGTCATGTCCACAATCCAAATAGAGACACAACACATGGTCACAGGTATGGTGGTAGTGAGGCTGCGCGCGCATACCCTGCTGGTAATGAACAGGTATGCACCGAGCTTCAATCAAAAGCTCGTCAGCGTTTCTAAGCCCGTGTGCTTGAGTGATATAGCTCCGATAAAGCGTATCAACCCATTGGCGAAATTGAATCCACACCGGAGGAGCGAGCTTCTCATGGGTTGAGTGAAACAAGTTCAACTGAACCCTTAGCTTCACGTCAACATCAGGCAATGCATGCTTCGGTGGATTGGCTTTGTGGTTTTTGAAACGCTCGACAGCAAAGCCCCGAAGCTGCCCCATCTCTGAGTCAGACCACGGCGCTTTATCCGTCAAAACAGGCGTTGGCCAAAGGTTTTCAATCATTGCCCTACCTCACAAGCAAACGCCACTGCAATGCGCAGCGCATTGCAGTACCGAGACATGGGTCGCACCGAGTGCGGCTTTGTCCCATCAATGCAAACCAATCGATTGGGCTTCACCATTGCTGCAGCTTCGATTTCCCCGTCTTGGTCTAAAACGATCAAATCTCCGCCCCAATCCGGATCCCATTTATCAACGGGATACCAAATCACGGACCTCGCCTGTCCCGCAAACTCTTGTGGAAAGTCACGATGCAAAGACGCTTCGTCTCCAAACGATTGCACATTGACCCACACGCGTGTGAGTGAAACGCCCTTGAGAAATTCAGCTTGAACAAGGCGGGCCACATCTGCCAATGGGCTCGGCTCTCGCAAGAAAGCCTCAAACGTCAGGTCATGTCGCCATGCCCCATCGTCATAGTGGTGCTTGTAGGTACCTGGAAGCACAAAGTTTCGGTGCCAAAAAACACCCGCTGAACCCGAGTGCGCCTTCCATCCATACACAAGGGGCTGCCCCAGTAGCCAGTCTCTGGTTTCACTGACAAGCTTTGCGTCGATGAAGTCATCTAATATCTTCATTGAGCGACTCCCGAATTTGGCGACACCTTGAATTCAAAGTGGATTTCCACTGAGGGTCGCTCTCCGTTGTAGGGGTGAGAGTGATGCGCCAAATAGCTTGGAAAAACCAATAGCATGCCTGGCTTGGGGTGAATGATTTCTGAACGACACTCCTCCCAAGGTAACTTGCGGCTTCCGTACGCACCGCTAGGATTTACAAGAACAAATGCTCCCGAGTAGTCTTGGCGTTCAGGGTCTGGACGCGCATCAGCATCCAACCAATAGACAGCTGAGAGATCTGTGTCTTCAACATGAAGCGGGATGAATTGACCTTTGTAGGTAATCACCTCTCGCGCTGTCGCCTGTTCAATTGAACATGAATAGTTATCCACAATCACTTTGCGAACAAGCTCGTCTAGCCCTTTGAATTTCCCATTCCCCACTTGAGACAGCAAGCTTTGACGATTCTGACGAGACCAAGGCTGGCCGTTAGGATTCAACGTTGCATGCACGGCTAGCGCATGTAATTGCATCAGCGCCATTTGGTCTTGAGGAAATTGATGAATGCCTTGGTAGATTCGACAAGCAAAGATGTCACGAGTCATGTGATATTCACCTCTAAATCTGCAGCCCCAAGGAAAAACTTAAATCCAGCTTTGATCCTGGCTTTGTCACCCGGCTGGAGTCCTAGCGCCATGAACTTAGCTGTCGCAGCTCCGTTCACCGTTCTCACACGTGACTTGGGCAAATACCCATTCACTGCTTCGAGATAAATCTCTGCGTCCTTTTCAAGAGGCGCTCCATCAGCGTCAACGATCTGCAGCTCGAATTCCACGCATTCATTTGCTGGACACTCGGATACTCCTGAAATTAATACGTCAGGCATCACAATCAACTCGCGAACATAAGACGATGCGGAATATGACGTTCGAACGATGTCGTTCTCTTCCAAGCCGTAAATCTCACAGTCACCACGATCAACATCTGGGCTGATATTGGCGGTGATGACACAGTCATCAAATTGACTATCTGCAAAGGGGACCGCTAGCCCAACAGAGAAGTTGTTGCGATAAGTCGTCAACGAAAACTCAGGCGCAGACATGCGAGTCGGCAATGTGACGGTGTACAGCGGGATTGGGCGACTCCAGTCTCGTTGGTCCCATCGATATGTCAAGTGCCACGCCTGCCGATCTGACCAAGCTCGGTTCGCTTTGAGCTCTGAAAAAGACAGGACTGATTCGGCAAGGAGTCGATACTCTTTGCCGTTGTTAATAAACGTTTTTCCATCGAAATGACTGTCGCTTGGCCATTGCTGACTTGCTAAGCCCATCTCAAACGTGATCGTTTCAGCCACTTTATCCACATAAATTCGGATCACATGGTCAGGAACTGATGCCATTGTTTGGGGACGTGTGATGTATGCCTTCATACTTCCCCCTTAGCAACAACCGCAGCAGTTGCAATTGCAGTTGCAGTTGCAATTTGTACGGCAGTTGAACGCCCCACAATTGCAATTGCGATACCAACGGTGGTATTCAGATCCACCGATTTCATTCGCCGCCTCGTAATAGCCGTCGTAGTTGTAACTAACAGGCACGGCGTTAAAGGATTGGGTCGTACCACCTGCCCCGTCATAGCTGCCCCAATTGGCGCAGTTGGTCGTAGGAACGCCACTCACACCCCATGTCCACCAATTGCCGTTGGGTGGATTCCAGTTTCCATTACTTGCGCAATTTCCGTTGGGCAGATAACCGTTGCAGTTGGAAGCTCGATCGTCGTAGTACTGACTTGAACGGTTCATCTCTCCGATGTCTTGTCCGTCCGCCATCTTGTAGCCCGTGTTTCGGGCGTCATCGCTGGTCACACTGCTCTTGATAAGCGCACCGTTGCTCATCGTGACGGTGCCAGTCATCGTGCCGCCCGTCTTATCAAGTTTGCCATTGAGCTCTGCTTGCAAAGCATCATCCAGCCCCGCCTTGGGGATGCGTGTAATTGCCATGAAATCTCCTGATTAGATGTAACGCACCACTATCCGCGCGTTGGCGGGAGGTGCAGAAGTAAATCGAAGCGTTGCTCCCGAATTCACTAGGACATAGGCTTCAAGCGAGTCCTGAACTACGTAATTGATGGTGACCATCAACTTGTGAACGCTCGATGCTGCGGTCGTTAAAACAAAGTCCGTCGCAGAGCCATTGGCCGTGAAAACTTGAGGCGCAACGTTTGCGCCTCCAGCAGCAGCCGCATACCCTTGCGCCTGATTCATGTAGCTCTGCGATTGAATCGCGGAGTTAGCCGAAGCTGTTGCAGAGGATGCCGACTGACTTGCGCTAGTTGCAGAGGCACTTGCAGATGCAGCTGCCGCCGCAGACTGTTGGGTCGCAGTTGCTGCGTTTGCAGCAATGGATTGCGCGTAATACTTGGCCGAATACTCCGTCGCACCAGATACAGGCCCGGAAGTTTTATTCGCCCACTCCTCAGCAGCCGCTGCACCAGATTGCGCTTCTTTATCGAGATAACGAACGCTGATGCCAACTCCATTGGCTGGAGCTGAAGAAAACCTAAGCGTTGTCGTCGCTGGCGTTGTGTAGGAATCAAGCGGAGCTTGTGTGACACCTGCAACCGTCACCATCAATGCACCGGGATAACCGACTGGTCGGCTCAGCGTGAAATCTGTCTTGACTCCATCTCCCGTAAACACATCAGCTGGAATCACAGTGTTGGCCGTTACTGCTGCAGCAGAGCCTGCCGCTTGCGACGCCCAATACTTTGCTGAGTAACCGGTGCCATCTACGGTCGCAGACGTTTTCTCCGCCCAATCTGCAGCACGAACTGCCTGCGCTTGAGCAGCCGTTAGAGCCGTGGACGCATTACCCGCACTGGTCGAAGCAGCACTTGCAGAGCTTGCCGCCGCTGTGGCACTTGCTTGTGCATCAGTCGCTTTTGCTCCTGCCGTGCTGGCAGAAGTAGAAGCAGCCGTCGCGGATGCAGCGGCGTTGGTTGCACTGCTCGCGGCATTCGTAGCGGATGCGGCTGCAGCAGCTGCACTGGTTTGCGCATCAGCGGCTTTGGTGGAAGCTGTGGTGGCCGAGCCCGCCGCAGCACTCGCCGAACTTGCGGCCCCTGTTGCTGAGATCGATGCACCGGTGGCTTGCGTTGACGCCACTCCCGCAGAAGCTGCCGCATTGGTGGCTGATGTCGTTGCTTCTGTTGCTTTTGTACCTGCTGTGGTGGCGGATGCAGATGCGGCAGTCGCACTCGTCGCTGCATCGCTTGCTTTTGTCGTAGCGGTGCTGGCAGCTGCAGATGCGGAGGTCGCTGAAGCGGCAGCACTTGTTGCGCTACTGGCCGCATTTGTGGCTGAGGTCGCCGCCGAATTCGCACTCGTTTGCGCTTCCCCTGCTTTATTCGAAGCCGTAGTGGCCGAACTTGCTGCAGCAGTCGCAGAGCTGGTAGACGACGTCGCAGAGCTCGAAGCGCCAGTAGCTTGCGTTGTTGCCAACGCGGCAGATGCTGCCGCATTGGTCGCAGAGGTAGCCGCATCCGTGGCTTTCGAACCCGCCGTGGTAGCTGAACCCGCCGCTGCCGTTGCACTGGTTGCAGCATCACTTGCTTTTTGCGATGCGGTTGCGGCAGCCGTGCTGATTGACTGAGCATAGTATTTGGCGGAGTAATCACTGCCCGAGACGGGGGCTGCAGTTTTAGTCGCCCAATCCTGAGCCGATGTGGCACTTGAACTTGCCTGACTTGCGGAACTTGCCGATGCAGTCGCACTCGCTGCGGAATCAGTAGCCTTTGTACTTGCGGTCGTTGCGGAGGCAGCCGCAGCTGTGGCACTTGCAGCCGAAGCTGTTGCAGAGCTCGCCGCCTCACCCGCTTTGGTTGAAGCAGTTGCAGCAGAAGTTGCCGAATTACTTGCAGATACTCCTGCCGCATCTGCTTTCAAAGATGCGGTCGTTGCACTGGCTGCCGAAGCGGAAGCACTCGTGGCAGCACCACTGGCAGATGTAGCCGCAGCACTAGCGCTACCAGCTGCTGCTTGGGCTTGGTACTTTGCTGAGTACTCACTACCTTGAACTGGCCCATTCGTTTTGCTGGCCCAATCCATTGAAGACGCGGCGCCCGTTTGACTCTCTTTGTCGAGGATGCGGGCCGTGATCTCAACGCCATTGACGGGCGCAGAACTGAAACGCACAGTGGTCGAGTTCGTCAAGGAATACGAGACGAACGGAGTTTGTAAAACTCCTGCCACGGTGATTTGAAGCGCACCAGGATGGCCGACAGGATAGTCAAGCGTGAAATCCGTCAACGCCCCTGTTCCAGCCCACGTTTTGGTTGGGATAACCGTCGCGCTGGTTGCCTTGTTCGCCTCATCAATGACACGCGTCAAAGTAGCACTTGCGTCAGCCGCTTTCGTTGAAGCAAGCGTTGCACTTTGAGCGGCATTGTTGGCCTGAGTGGTAGCAACTGTGACTTGCTGCGTTAGCTCGCCTCTTGAGGCTGCCAAATCATCTTGAACACCTTTGATCGCCTTGGCCACCGTCTTGACCGGACCGCCCTCTGTAACCACATCTGTATGGTCATTGCCATGGACGATTGAGTGCAGAATCGTTGCATCCGCAGTTGCCTTATCCACCACTGCCTCAATTTGTTGCTGTAGATTTAAGGCCATGAAAAACTTTCGATCACCAGTTTTCGGTGGGCAAGTGTTGATTTACCAAAATGTCAAAGTTGTCAGCTGAGCGCTGCAAGTCTTCAAGTTCGCTGTCGAGCAAGATGCCTAGTGCACCTTGCGTCAAAGTCGGGCGATTTCTAATCTCCAACTCACCCGTCACTTCCCACTGGTTTTTTCTAACCAACTTGGCTTGATAGGCCTTGGTAAATCTGGCTTGGTGTGTTGCCATTCCAATGCCGCCCAAAAGCTCAATGTCAAACCACTCCGCCCCCTCTTTCGCTTCGTGTTTGAACCAAGCTTCAAAGATCGCGTAGGTCAGTGGTCTCAAATTCCAACGAACGGCCACCTTGGCTGGCGTCTGTGTAAATCGACGCCGCGCACGCGCAGCGCCTGCCTCCATATCCGTTCGAATCACCCCTTCAGTCGGGGAGATCTGATACCCATCGACCGTTGGAAGCGGGATCTTGTCTGGCCATACCAAATTCGTCATCGCATCGCTCCTGCAGCAGGGTTAAGTCCATAGCGACGCTCAAGCGTTGGTGCGATACCCGTACCTTGACCAATCGAGCGCGACATACGGGCTTCAATCTGTTCAACAATGATGTCTAGCCTCATCGAACCATCCGCTTGTTGTGAAGACTGCACACGCGCATCCACGCCTGAGGCGTTGTTGATCACATTCACAGCCACACGCACTTGAGGTTGGTTTTTAGAAGAAAGCGCCCCACCCAATGCACGCATCTGTCCGGGCGTGAACACGGCCTCACCTGGCTGGGCAATGATGGGGACTTCCCCATCGACAAGCCCACCCGTGTGATAACGGGTAGCACCTGCGAAGTTGTGAAGCCCCACAGATCGGGAGACCAAACTGTCCGACCCAATCAAGCCACCCGTGTGTGCCACTGCGACCATGGGGTTTACAAGGTCTGTCGCACCGATTGGAACGATGCTGCCGCCAGGCGCAGGTGTGGGTGTTGAACCAAAACCTCCCAACCACCCAGCCAATGGCAAAGTGACCATGCGCTGAATCTGAATGCGCACCAGATCAGCAATGATGGAGTTGGCCAAGCTGCTGAAGTCGAGTTTGCCCGTGGTCACGAACTGAACGAGCGCATCCTCCATACCTTTGAAAGCAGAAGTCACCGCCCGTTCAGCTTGTTTGGCAGCGTTGGTGGAATCCTCCACATAGCTACGAACCGATGAGCGCATGCCGTAATCAAAGCTGCGTTGGTACTCCGCATTGGCACGAGCCAAGTCAACAATCACAGGCAACTGGCGAGACAGAGCTTGGTTGATGATCTCGATCGCTTCAGCCTTGAGTCCCGGGTCAGTGATTTGATCCGCTTGCCTGCGTGCAGCGTAGGCAGCTTTCTCCAGATCGAAGCGCACTTGCATGCCTGCACGTTCGACCTCACCCACATCAAGCATCTCTCGCTTGAGCGCGAGCTCCTCTTGCTTGATTCGGTTGTTACCGATATAGCCTTCGGTGATTTGGTAGACCTTTTGGAGTTCTTTCTCGTACTCATCGAACTTCTTGTCCGAGACCTTTTGCTTCTCCATGGCTTCAATGACTTGGATGTACTTCTCAGCCTCCGCCCGAACACTCGCGTAACCCTTTTTCTCCAAGTCCAGCGCCTTGGCTCTGAGCTCAGCGGCCTCGCCACCGGTCACACGCATTGAGCGTTGCTCGAGTTGTTTTAAGAACTGCAGGCCTTCATTGTTCTTGTCGAACCCAGAGAGGTCCATCCCGGTGGGAGCCTTTCTGGACATCTTGGGCAAGAACTCGTCATAGATCTTTTGAACTTGTGCAGCTTGCTCAGCTGTATCAAGCACAAACTTCTGACCCATCACCCGAACGGTTCGACGTTGCTCATCGAAGAACTTTTCGATCGAGTTCACATATCCGGGGTTGTCATTAATGCGTGCCAGTCGCTCGTTGGCTGATTCAACGAACTTGTCACGTGCGCCTTGAAGCTTGGCAATCTCCGCATCAATCTGCTGTTCGTTGTAGCCCATGGACTTCATTGAGCGCAGCATGTCGCTCTTCATCCATGTTTCGACGTCCTTACCCACCACAGACAGACTGTCAAACGGCTGAGAGATGACCCGCTTGGCCAGCACTGCCGACTCAGCAATGAAGCCAAGCCCCTTGGCAACGTCCTCAAGGTAGTTGAGCACTTGCTGGCGGTTGTTGCTGATTGCAATCAGCTCACTGCTAAAACCACCGGCCTCTGTTTTGGCAAGGAAGATGTGTTCCGTCAAATCGGCCAAGATCGGAATGAAGGCCGAGCCAATTTGACGCTGCACACCTTCGTTGACCGCATGCAGTCGCTTCAGGTTGTCATTGAACTCTTCCGATGCCCGTGCAGCATCCGCTGACATCACCAAGCCTAAGCGCTTGGCTTCTTCCTTCATGGCTGTGATCCCATCTCGCCCTTGGTTGAGCATGGGGATCATGTCCAAACCGTTCTTGCCAAATAGCTTCACCGCAAGGGCAGCTTTTTCGGCACTGTCTGGCATGGCCGAAAACTTATCGGCAAGATCGAGCAAGACCTCTTCGGTCGGACGGATTTGGTTATTCGCATCCAATGCCGAAATACCAAACGCGCGCAATGCAGCGCTGCCCTCGCCGCTTTTGACTTTTGCGTCAAACATGGCGGTCGACAAAAACTTCAAAGCCTTGGTCAAACTCTCCGTGCTGACATCAGACAACTCCGACACATACAGGAGTGCAGATAGTGCCTCCACTGACACCGCTGTCTTTTGGGATAGCTTGTTGAGTTCTTCACCAACTTCGGCCACTGGCACGATCAGCTGATGCATGCCGTAACCAGCTGCAGCGATGGAGGCTCCAGCAATCAAACCTGCGGGTCCGAGTTTTCCGAGCACCGTCCCAAGGAGGCCAAGACGCGAGGTCGCATCTTCCATTTGCGCGAATGCATCGTTGGCTGCTTTGGAAACGATCTGCAATCCTGCTGATGCAGGTTGCGATGCTGCCTCAATGCGCTTGAGAGACTTTTCCCCCGCCTCTCCAACATCGGAGAGCTCTGCCTTGACCTTACCGCCATCCACCACCGAGAGTCGAATTGCGAGATTGCGTTCAGCCATGGCTGTCACCTGTTGTTGCGTTGCTTGAAGAGTTCATGGCAGCAGTGACTCCCGCCTCAATCGCAGGGAATATGTACGTCATCGCACAGACATCTGCATCTAAAGACTCACTGGCTTGGCTCCAAGCGTTGAAGTCCAAGCCAATCACTGTGTTTTGCGCCATACGCAACTGCGCCGCACAGACTTCAAGCACCGAGAGTGCTTGCCAACCCTCTTGGGTTCTAGGCGCATTTACTTGGTACGGACATTCAGGACAGGTTGTTGCGCAGGCTTCACAGTACGCTGGCCCGCCACCGAAGTGCCATTCGGTACGAGCCTTCAGACGTTTTTTTCGGCATCCAGCAAATACAGAGCCGCCAGATACTCGCGCTCGAAGGCATCGGCAACCGGCCACAACTCCATCAGGGCTTCAATGCCTTCTGGGCTCACCGGTGTGGCCTTGCCCTTTTCATCGCCCACACCCTCCCAGGCCAACACAGCCAGCTTGGCAAGTTCGGTGATCAAAGTCGCGGTGCGCTGCCCCGCTGCTGCATGGTCTTTGCCGTCAATGACCGACGCCGCATGGCGTGCTGCCATGACCAACGCTGTGGTGGCAGGTTTAACCTTGACGCGAACGCCATGTTTCAAGTCGAGCCAATACGGCTCACGTTTCAAGTTAAGTTTGAGCATGGAAATACCTGTGCGTGTGGCTGAATACGTGCGACTTAGTAGCTAGCCACATCGTTGTGAAGAATGACCGTGAACATCCGACCAGCGGCTGTGTTCTTGGCGGCCTGCCAGTTGAAGGTGGCTTGAATGCCACCCGGGCCAGAGATCGACAGCTTGGGTTTGGGCAGATACACCTCATGCGCCACAAAGGTCAAACTCTTGGTGGCATCAATCACGTAGCTGAACGTGAGCTCGAGTGGCGTGTTGTTGGTGGCAGCATCAATGAGCTCTGTATCTGCAAAGCGCACCTCCAAGTTGCCCGTCAAACTCGCAACGGTTGGATCTGCACCTTCGATTTTTCCGTCAGAGCGGATGGTCTCAATGCGAGCTAGGTTGTTGGAATAGGTCAGCTGCGCCGCCACCACGTTACCCAGTGCCTGACCGTTTTTCTTGATCGAACCTTGGAACTGGTTAAACCGTGTGATCGACAAAGCTTGTGGCGTTGCATCGACAGATCCGAGTTGCTTGACTTCCCCTTGCGCGATCAACCCCAAGGTTGCATCTGCAGCACCAGAGCGTGCGAACTTGATTTGGACGGAGTTAACCATCACGCCCGACGATTCAAAGTAAGCGGGGATATCAGGCAAGCCTGTTTCAAGCGCGAGACTTGGCAATACAGGCTGCCCGGAGCCAAAGGTGTGTTGATGGTCTACGTCGCCCACAGAGGTGGGAGCACCCAACAAAGCTTTGAGCCACAAGCCAAAGTTACGCAGGTCGATCGGCACAACCATATCGCCCTCAACCTTAATCACATCGCGGATGGGGGCGCTTGGGTCTCGGCCAAGTCCAATCAGGTCATTGGCAATGAGGCCTTGCTCAGAGCCCAATGAGGTAGAGACAAATGGGAGCTTCCAATAGTCGGTGCTGCCACTTGGGTGTGCACCGTAGGAAGGTTCGAATGCAGCCAGCAAGCTGGCATTTGCGCCATAGGCACGGGCCATAGTTTTTCTCCAGTTTTAAATTGAATCAAGACAGCGGATCACTGCTTGCGTAATGCATCACCACAT